GTTCCGGTGCGCTGATTCGATGATTTTTTTCCCAATAATGCTTGGTGCGCAATGGTCAGCATTGCGCTTTTTATATCGCTGCTTGCGTGTCTAAACCCATCCAAAAGCGCCGATTCGTCTGAATTAAGAGCGGCTTCTTGCTCGTTGGTAAGGTTGTCTAAAAATCCCACCTCAAGCCCCAAAGAAGACTCAATTTCTCGGGCCATGGCATCACCCATGTTGTAGGTTTTTTCAGGTCCGCGCTCACCACGATTAGTCCTGTTCTTAATGCGGCCAATTCTGGTGTCCGTGCTTTCCCAGCCAATTGCTCGATTTAGTGCTGCGACCGAACCGTATCGATCAATCAGCTCTATGAGCCGAATTCGGCGTATTTCAGCGTTTGTGAGCATGTTTTGCATTACATATCCGAAGGGTAAGAATTGAAACGCCCAAAAGGGTCTTGACAATACCTACCCATTGGGTAAATAATCCGCGCCATGAACTTATCCGATTGGTTAAAAAGCGAGCGAGGCCGACAGTCCGACCTGGCTCGTCATTTGCAGATAAAGGCGACGCACATATCGGCATGGGCTGCGCACACAAAGCCAATACCGATAACTCACATGGCCAAGATCGAAGCCTTCACGGGTGGCGATGTCACGCGCAAAGACATGCGCCCAGACGATTGGCACGTGATATGGCCAGAGCTTGCCGAAGAGAACAACGAGGGGGCTGCAGCTTGATGGCGAACGGTTTCCGCCTGTGGGGGCCCACTGGGCTCTGTCTGTCTGCGCGGGGGCTCCTCCTACCCCACAAAGCCACGCAGATGGTCGGCGGTTTTTTTCATTCATCGCCCAAGCATGAGAGCACAACAAACAACAATCAATTACAAGCTAAAGGAGCAAAGTAAATGAGCACCGTACTAGACGCTGCCTATAACGTCCTTCACGACTACCCAGGTGGAAGTTTGTCGCTTGGCCCAAGGATTGGAAAGAACGGTCATACATTGAGCCACGAGGTGGTGCAGCGTGGCACCGCAAAACTCGGATTGGTTGATGCGGTCAAGATGAGCGTGGTCTCCAATGACCGACGCATCCTCAATGCGTTTGCAGCTGAGATGGGCTGCATGGTGTTGATGCTCCCAAAAATTGATCGATCCGTTAATACATTCACCGAGCTTGGCGCTTTGGCGCGAGAATTTGGCGAGTATGTTGAGAAGCTCTCTGAGGCGCTGTCCGATGGCAAGGTGACCGACAACGAGCTCGCTCGCGTAAGAGAAGAGCTTGCCGAGCTAATCGTTGCCGCTCAATCGCTAGAGGCATCGGCCTCCCGCATGAACGCAGAACAGCATCCGCTGGATAAGTAATCCCGCACCCTTAAGTGGTTTAAACGCGGGAAAAAACACGATGCAACAACGCAACGCGCAACAGATCAACACCCCCGGTCATGGGTCCTTCCTCACTCCTTGGCGTGAGGGTGATTCGTGCCGCAAAAATCCGCTAGGCTGCGGCCTCGCGTCATAGGCAACGACCATGGCAGATTTCAGCGTCAAAGTGACGATGACTGGATTGGCGAAAGTCTCCCAGCAGCTCACAAGACTTAGCAGCCCGGAGTTTATGGGGGCATCGGCTGCCGCTTTAAACGATGTTGGATTCAAGGTTCGCAGAGAATTTCAGCGTGAACTTGAGACCGTTTTTGATCGGCCAACACCGTATATCGTGCGATCCGTCCAGGTGATCAAGGCGACCGCGGCCAATCAAACCGTGACGATTGCACCGACCGAAACCGGCGGCAAAGGAATTGATCCGCAAAAGATTTTGCTTGCCGAGCGCCTGGGTGGACCACGACGCAATAAGCGCAGCGAAAATGCGCTCCAGAGAATTGGTGTGCTTCCGGCTGGCTATCAAACGGTAATACCTGCAGAGCCGTGGCCAGGAAGTCACGATGGCCGTGGAAACATTCGCGGACCATTTATGACGATGCTGCTTACCTATTTCAATGCGATGGGCGAGCAGGGCTATCGGTCCAACATGACCGATAAGACCAGGGCCAAAAAAGCGCAAGTGGGGCTCACAGCACCGAATGCTCAAGGCAGGCGGTACAAGAGCATCAACGGTGTGGTGTTTTTTGTGTCGTATGGAAAGCTGCGATCAAAGTCTCCGTGGCTTGCACCCGGAATATGGGCCAAACGAGGTATTCATGGGGTTCAGGTCTCGCCCGTGCTTTTGTTTGTGAAAAGCGCGAACTACACGCCAAAACTCAAGCCAGAGGTCATCTCAAAGCGGGCCAAAATCCAAACGGAGTTTGAGAAACGGTTGCGGTATCGCATTCGCTCGATGGTGGAGGCAATGCGATGAACAACTATTCAAGCGTTATGGATCAGCTGCGGTCCTACGGGTTGATTGTGGACCACCTCGAAGTCGATGGCCGGGTTCATCGATGCCGCACCGAAGATGACCGAGAAAAGCGTGGGTGGTACTTGTTGCACACCTGGCGCACGAGCTCCGGTGACGAGCTGATTGTCGGCTCATTTGGCCGGTGGTCCGGGCAGGACAACAACTCCAAAAAAATTGAACTTGACCGACAAGAGTTTTCCGCGGAAGAAAAAGCCGCATTTAAGGCTCGACTGGTAGAGGATCGAAAACGCGCCCAGGCGCAGCGAGACGCAGAATCGGCCAAGGCTGCAATGCGGGCATCGAGCGTCTGGTCAAAGGCGTTGGCTGTCCCACCAGACGATTACGCTACCGAATATCTAAGTAAAAAATCGGTATCCGCGCACGGCGTAAGGTGGACCCCGAGCGGCGCAATGGTGGTGCCAATGATGGACACCAAGAGCTGCATCCATGGTTTGCAGTTTATTTTTCCTTCGACTCACGAGCGCCGCAAGAAACTTGGCCGCGACAAAGAGTATTGGCCTACCGGACTCTCAAAGGTTGGCCATTACTTCATGATCGGATCGCCATCGGCATCGTCCACACTCTTGGTTGCCGAAGGATATGCGACTGCGGCCACACTCCACGAGGCAACGGGTCTTGCGGTGGCAGTGGCGTTTGATGCCGGAAATCTGCAATCTGTTGCCAAGGCGATTAAAAAGGCATACCGCGGACTAAACCGGATCATCATTTGTGCCGACGATGACTACGTTCAAAAGTGCAAGGCGTGTGGAGAAAAGACCACCGTAGAAACAGAGACTTGCATTGCCTGCGGCGCAGCTCACGGCAAAGAAAACTCCGGCGTTCGCTATGCGGCCGCGGCGGCGCTGGCCGTTGGCGCAGCTTGGATTAAGCCGATCTTTCCAGAAGACCGGCAGCTGCAAAAAATCACCGACTTCAACGACCTGGCACTGTTTCCTGGTGGTGGTCTGCATGAGGTTCGTTCACAGGTAGAAGCGGCGATAAAGGCGGCGGGTTTTGATGGTCATTCCGGCGTCGCCGCGGCTTTCGGTGCATTGGGGGGTGGGGAAGGCTCGGAAATGCCAGCGCTTATGAGCATTGATGATGCAGTCGAGCGCTTTTGTGGAACATTTGGATTTGGTGGAAAAGTGCTTTTCGACACCGCTGATCGAAGGCTCGTAGCAAAAGAAGATGTGATGAATTTGCTACCTGGCAGATCATGGGATTTGCTCAAATCGCATCGGCGTTGGCGCATCTACAAAGACACCGAAATTGGTTTTGATCCGACCGAATCTGATCCGGATGTCAAATGCAATCTCTTTGTCGGCTGGCCAACCACACCAAAAAAAGGCGACTGCTCTAACCTGCTTGAGTTACTCGAATACCTCTGCTCAAAAGATCCTAACGCAGCGGAGGTTTATCAGTGGGTGCTTAAGTGGTTTGCATATCCGCTGCAACATCGCGGCGCAAAAATGCAATCAGCCGTGATATTTCATGGCCCCCAGGGAACCGGCAAAAGCATGTTTGTAGAGGCCATCGTGCAGATATATGGCCCCTACGGTCGAGTGCTCGGGCAAGAAGCGCTTGAAGACAAATTTAATGCGGACTGGGCAGAAAAAAAGTTATTCATCGTTGGCGATGAGGTACTGGCCCGCCAAGACATGTACCACATAAAAAATCGTCTCAAAGGTTTTATCACCGGCGACACCATTCGCGTGAACCCCAAAAACATGGCGGCGCATACAGAAAAAAATCAGATGAACATCGCCTTTTTGTCTAACGAGCGGATGCCACTGGTTTTGGAAAATGATGATCGTCGCCATTGCGTAATTTGGACACCACAAAAACTTCCCGAAGGTTTTTACCAGCTTGTAAGCGAAGAGATTAAAAACGGCGGGATTGCGGCGCTTCATCAACACCTGCTTGATTTGGATTTGGGGGATTCCAAGGCCTGGACTAAACCCCCAATGACCGACGCCAAGCGAGACCTCATCAACTTGGGGATATCGAGCGAGGATCGATTTATCAGCGAGTGGAAATCCTGGGAGATTGAAAATAAGGATGGCCAGCTCATACCGTTTTGCCCATGCCTGGGGTCATCCTTGTATCGGCTCTATGAGTCGTGGTGCGAAAAAAACGGCGAGCGCAAGCGCAAGGCTCAAGATTTCATCGGCTATATCAAGAAGCTCGATGGCTGGGTTGCCGGTGAGTCGGTGGCGACTTACCAGAACCTCCACGACAAGACATTCAAAAAGCGCAAGATGATTATTCCATCGGCGCTTGATCTCAAGGCCAGCCCACCAGCGGATCTGGCCGGCAAAGACAACCTTTTCTTAGAGCATTTCCATCAATCCAAGGCCGCCTGGCTGACCCACTGTTTTTTCGAATTCGAAAACGCAATAGGTCTACCCCCTTGATTCCACGCTTCCACGCATCACTTCCACGCTACTTCCACGCATCAAACGGCGAGGGCAAGCCATTCCACGCTTCCACGCATGACTCCCTACGTGCGCGCGCGCACGAAAGAGTTTTTTATTTTTCTCTTGGTATTAAAAATTTCTCTCACATACGCGTGGAAGCGTGGAAGCGTGGAATAAGTGGCGGCGCGGGTTTGCGGCATTTCATGCGTGGAAGTCATGCGTGGAAGCGTGGAACTTGGGGGGTGCAATGAAAAAGCATCGATTGGTAACCCAAGCCGAGTTTGCCAGGATGGAAAACGTCAATCGATCAACCGTTGCGCGGTGGATCAAGTCTGGGCGCATCCAGGCGACTCAAGACGGGCTGATTGACCCGGTGGCAGCCTCGGGTATGCGGGAGGTCACGGAAAGCCCGCTACCGCAGCACCAGGCCCGCAAGGACCAGATCGACGAGCAGAAACGACAGTCAAAAACAGGACCGGCAAAAGAAAAGCCTGAAAACCACCACCAGCCGCACCAAAAAGCTGCGGATAAACCGCAAGTCATCCGTCCAGCGGATGAGCTGCTCCGTCACAAGACCGAGCTGCTGAAGCTGGAAATTGAGCAAAAAACCAAAACGCTGATTGAGCGCAAGCAGGCCGAGTCGGTGCTGGCGGACTTTGCCCTGGCCGTGAGATCCAGTCTTGAGGGGATGCCTGATCGCGTAGCCCATGCAATTGCCGCGCATCGAGGCGATGTCGGTGGAGTGCAAAAAGAGCTCGAAGGCGCGGTCAACGACATCTTGATCCAGGTATCAGACCTGATGGGCCGCAAAGCACAGGAGCTTTCCTTATGAACGCGTTTGTTGGTGAGCGCATGGTATTGATCCCGGATTCACGCCCTGATCTGTTCGGTGTTTTGTCCAAAAATATCGGCCCAAGGCCGATCCATACCGTTTCTCAGTGGGCTGATCAGAATCGGGTTTTGTCATCAAAAGGAAGTGGGGAGGCAGGAAGATGGCGCACCGATAGAACGCCTTATTTGCGCGAGATCATGGACTGTCTATCCATACGCTCACCGGTCGAGCGCGTGGTGGTGAAGTTTGCAGCGCAGACCGGAAAAACAGAGCTTGGTCTGAATTGGATTGGGTATGTGATCGACCAGGCGCAGGCACCGATGCTCGTTGTGGTGCCAACGCTTGAAGTGAGAAAACGATGGGTCAAACAACGCTTAGACCCGTTGCTAGGCGAAACCCCTGCCCTTCGGAAAGTTTTTGGATCTCAGCGAACCAGAGACGCTGCCAATGCCGAAGACATGAAAGACTTTCCTGGCGGTATTTTGGTGATCGGTGGCGCAAATTCTGCGGCGAGCCTCGCGTCGATGCCGATTAAGTATGTGCTTTGCGATGAGGTAGACCGATTTCCGTGGGAGCTGGCCCATGAGGGCGACCCACTGGGCCTCATCGATGAGCGCACCAAAACCTTCCCCAGGCGCAAAGTGTTGCTCACCAGCTCGCCCACGACCAAGGGGGCGAGCCGAATTGACCAAGAATACGAAGCAAGTGATCAGCGCGAGTATCAGGTGCCGTGCCCGTCGTGTGGAGCCTATCAGCCGCTTCGCTGGAAAAGAGCCGATGGTACCTATGGCCTTACCCACAACAAAGCCACGGGAGAGGTCTTCTACAGCTGCGAGCATTGCGGAGACAGAATCGATGAGCACCACAAAACGGCAATGCTGGCGGCTGGAAAATGGGTGGCCAGGCACCCGGAGCGCTCAGTCCGCGGCTATTGGATCAGCGGTCTTTACTCGCCTATTGGCCTTGGATTTTCCTGGGCCGAGCTTTGGCAGAAATGGCAACAAGCCCACGGCGATAGCGCCAACCTAAAGCGCTTCATTAACACGGACCTTGGAGAGTCTTGGGA